TGCAGGGTCAAATGCATTACCGGTGCCGTTTGTTCAGCCCTCCAGCGTGATTGATATGACCATGACGTTTCTGGGCACCATTCCTTCAACGTGTACGCTGACAATGAAACTCATCAAGAACCGGACCGCTCCCCCAGTTCTCTCACTCATGATGACGTCCGCCGACGGAGGACTCAAGCGAAATACATCTCAATCCGCATCGTTTGGCGCAGCGGATACGGTAGACGCGATTTTGGATGTCTCAGGGAACCCGGGGTCAGGTAGCTTCATCGGTGTGATTGGGTATTACTGAAGCGTGAACAGATACAGAACCTTATTTAGATCACCCAGAATCGTGTCGCGAAGATTGAGCAGATCCGTATCGGTGCTCTTGATCTTGCGAGGAAGAACCGTGCTGAGATAGGTCGTCTCCCGAGCAACAAATGCACGTGCAGCAGATTCAGAGAAGTTGTGCAACTTGATCGAGCCTGAAACCTTTGGGCGACCGTAGCGTCCCATATAGGATTCTACGAACGCATCAATGTTTGTATCCAGTGCAGCCGTCAGATTATCCGTTGCCGTATGACGCGCAAACGAACCGGTTTGCCAGTGGTAAAGCTTGACCTGATTACGAATGGTAAGTAAATGTGTGACAATATCTCCACCCGTAGTTGTATTACGACGTGTTTTCCCTCCCGTTTTGAAAGTTAGAGAGGAAGACATTATCTTTGTTTCTCTTGGGTATTTATTTCCGCATCGGTTGCAATCACCTATATCAGGAGAACACGGACAGATATCCATTGGTTCAAGACAAGAAATTACGTATTGCAAGGCATCAGACAGAGCTTGATATCACCCAGATTTGCGATGACGTAGCGGATCATAAGGAACCAGTCGTTCTTCATATGGATTTCCAGATTGTTGGAAAGATTGCTGCACTTGGTGAAGAGAACTAGGTGAGGAAGACTGAACGTTCCCTTGACCACTTCTCCATTCTCCTTTTTCGCAATACTCATTTCAGACGCAGAATCTCCCATCGTCACCGTCTGGGAGGCAAATGGCCCCTTGCAAGAAAACGTCAGAGTATTCCCCACGTTCTCAATATCCACCGTCTTGGCAGAAAGCAGAGTCATATCGCGACAGATCTTCTGGAAGTCGAGCGAAGGCATTGTGACACGAGTCGCAAACTCAGTTTCAGGCATGTGAATTCCTGCATCATCTCGGTCCAGAAGATTGAGCTTGTAGCGAATACGCCGCTTCTTCTCTCCATTCTCCAGCGTGATTGTCAGGTGATTGGACTCGGACTTGGAAACAGAAAAGGTAATGGTATCATCATTCGTGACAGTCTTCACGATGCGATAGAAGTGATCGGTGTTCAGACCCACATCCAGCTTAGGAGCCGAGTGATTGTACTCATACTGCTCGAACTTGGATGCATACAGGCGCATATGAGTCAAAACTGTACGAGTGTTGTCCATCGCAATCATGCGAACACCATCCTTATCGAAGATCAGAGACATCTCCACCAGCATGCTCTTCAATCCCTCTGCAAGAGTACGAATCGGAGCTGTCTGAACAGTCTTCGCCACTACTAGGTCGTCGCCGGCCATTTGTATCTACACGCGACGCCTCTTGAAAATGATTCTACGCACTACTTCGATTTTACAAAGAACGGATATGCAAGTAATCCAAGTATAACAACCAAGACGAAAATATCAAAGTTACGAACAATCTTCTGATACTTCACAGGCAACTCTTCGTATTGTTCAGTATACTCCTTCGGTTTCATCCATCCAGAAAGCCAACCAAGAAGAGTAGGACGTAACCGATCATTGCAATCATAGATCGTATCATACCAAGCCATCAAAACATACGCCGCAGTCGCGAGGATAAACGCCATCACGACTTTGTGCGCATAGGCAACGGGATGAGGCAACCAGTACACAGCCAGAACAAACGCGGAAAACACCAGACACTTGGGGTTCAGATATAACGGAGTACCGAAAAGTCCTCCGGCCATTGTATATTATTAAGTAATTATATGAGCCCACCTCTTTCCATTTATAATACGAGTAATACACGTTCTACTTACTCCATATAAGACACCAAGTTCTTTATGGGTTAATGGTCCGTTATAGTTTTTAATATCGATAACATCCGATGTTGTTAATTTTGAATTGCCTTGTAGTTCTCCACGAGGTCCTATATTTCTACCGTCTCTGATTTTATCATTTACGTTGTCAATTGGAGTTCCTTCCAAAAGATGAGATGGATTACAACATTGCCTATTGTTACAGGTATGCCGTGTAACCATTCCTTGACCAAGAGGTCTTCCAAGTAGCCGTTCCAACGACCATTTATGTGCAGTTATAGTTTTACCATTTCGTTTAATCTTTCCATACCCATCTTGAGTTTTTCCTAAAGTCCACTCCCAACATCCATTTTCACAAATATTTAATTTTGTGTTAAACCATTCAGAAAATTCGGCATCCGACATACCCTTTTTACGTAACATTTTCAATACGGCGCAGTTGTATTATGTTATTGATTTATTTAGTATAGATGATATACAGCAGAGAATAGACTGCGAGAACACCCAAGAAACGAATCACATCGGGAGAAAGATTGTTCTCATAGTATTCCATCAGAAATACAGAACCAGTTACCATCGCAGCATCTGCCACAATAATCTTCCAAGACCCTTCGGCTGCATACTGCTTGAATAAATCGATAATGGCGTTCTGTCCAGAAGGAACACCGAGGATCACGATGAAATAAAACAGAACATCGTGAACAACCTGGATAAGAACTGAAAGTCCAACGAGATTCCAACCAGATATACCGGGAGACACAAGCATAGCAAGTGCGATTCCGAGCACAATAATCAGAATATCAGAGCCAAGCGCCACAACACCAAATTTAGAATACCAAGTTCCCAACGCTTTTGTTAGAGGCAGGAACTTGGACAGAACAATCACTACGAAATCCACCCACGCAGCTGCTGTCAACAAAGATGTCCAAGGAATATTCGTCATTGTCTAAAATCTACATTTAATCCTTCTTAGTTGCACCAAACTTGCCCTTGCGAGTCTTGTAACCCGCCTTTTCCAGACGCTTGGTCTTTTTGGCGTGAGCCGACTTCTTGCGCGAGACGATACGACCCCACTTGTTGTACTTCAGATCCTTCTTGGTAAGCCCACCAGAAGTGTGGTGGGCAGAACCATGCATAACCTGTGCGCGAGAACCAACTGCCTGTTCGTGCATTTACTTTCTAACGCGAAATTATGCGCGAATCTGCCAAGCGGGATGAAATGTAAGGGATTCATCAACGCTATAATTTTCGGGATATACGCGAACTTTGTCGTCATACAACTTAAGAAACCGACCTACATTAGAAGTATCGTCTGTCCAGCATTGCTCTGCAGCCAAACAAACCGACAGTCCTACCAACATTTCTGTAGTCTCTGCCCGAGCCTGATCGGGTGTCTTTTCTGTCCAGGGTACCGATACGTTTTGATTATATTTCGCACTATGATACGACCCGCGTTTTGTTGTTGGAACAGTATGATGAATCACGTGATTTGGAAGAATCGCTCGCATCTCTTCTATGACTGTATAATCGTCTGTCTGAACAAAAAACACAGTATTCTCATCATAGGTTATCCAAGAGAGAATGTCAGACATAGGAATATACTTTGCCTCTTTGACTAGCTTATCGCCACGACGAACGAAGATGGCTGTATAAGGTTTTCCAATACGGTCAATTACGAATTGAGTTTGTTTGCGAAGAGGAGGAGACAACTGAAATAGTTCCCGAACAGCCCTGCGATATTCACCGAGTGTTCTCTTTTCTATATCAACATTGAGAGTTCGAAATCCAATCCGTTTCATTGTTGGTGGAACCCATTGGGTCTCGTCGAGTGACTTGAAATACCAAGTCCATCGTCCGTATTTCCATTCAGAGCAATCCACTATAATACGAGTGTTTGGTCTGAGATAAACTGTGCAGATCCGAAAGAACATGGAAAAGAATCCAGTGTCCATACTTAGAACAAATGTAACCGTTTCAGGCATTATATCGGAAGAGGATTTACTAGTTAAATTATAATTAGTACAAATGGCTTCGCGCCTTTTGTGGACAAACTCTGGATTCACTCGTGTTCCTCCTGTTTTCAATAAAGCTGTGGTTGTTTCATATGCAGATGGCGGTTATGCACACCAAGTAGAAAAGCTTAGAAGGATGGTGGAATTTCACAATCCTGGTCTAGATATTCTTATCTTTCGTAGCCCCGCAGAGATAGGTGCTCCTTCCCATCAGAACAATCCATATGCGTTCAAAGTCTATTCCATTCAGAAGGCTCGTGAAATGGGATACACTACTATTCTCTGGTGTGATAGTGTTCTTCGTCCAGTCACATCTCTTGTGCCTCTTATGGAAGTCATCAATAAGGTAGGTGTCTATTTCCAGAAAGACGGATGGATGTCTGGCCAATGGGCAAATGATCGTGCACTCGAATACTTTAACATTACCAGAGATGATGCGATGAAGATTAGTTCGGTTTATGCGTGCTTTATGGGATTTAATTTCAAATCAGAACTAGCTTGTGAGTATTTCCGTAGATGGAAACGCGCATGTGATGATGGGATCTTTCGCGGTCGGTGGAAGAATGATCAAAAGACGGAGAGCCAAGATGAACGGTGTCTGGGACATCGTCACGATCAGACATCGTCTGAACTAATTGCATATCAGATGGGCATTCCCTTGAATGTACAAGTATTTTCCTACGATACAACTTATCCAAATAGATACTTTACAGCATGGGATAAACCTTAATAATAATACAATGATCTCTGGAAGAGGATTCTCTGATATATGCAAATGGGTTGTTGATCCAAGATATCCGAACCGAATCAAGTTCTCGTATAAAAATGCAGACGACGGAGATTGGGTCTTTATTAATGGCGATTACATGCAGCTTTTTCTCAATGAGTTTCCATTCATAAGCACAAAGCGATTTGTTGTTATCATTCACAACAGTGATGCTACGTTTACTGAAGATAAATTTATGACAATTCGTAAACATATTTACCACGCATTTGCCATAAATACAAATTTTACTCATCCCCGTTTGACTACAATTCCAATTGGATTTGCAGACAATCAGCTTGATTTTCTATCAAAGTTTGTTCGTGAACCCAGAGAGCGAGACATTGAAATCTATCTTAACATCAAAGCAACTCATAATCCACAGAAACGCAGCGCTTGTATTCGTGCCTTTGAGAACGATCCCCGAGTGACCAATCGTGAGCGAGTGTCTGTCCCCGAATATTACAACGATCTTTGTCGCTCCAAATTTGTTCTGTGTCCAGAAGGGACTGGGATGGATACCCATCGTGTTTACGAGTCTCTCTTGTGTGGAGCAACTCCAGTGGTTCTTCGAAACTCACTGAGTCATCTATATGAAACTATGCCAGTTTGTATTGTTAATTCTTGGACAGACCCGTTTTACGTTGTCACAGAAAAATCATTCAATACCAGCGTACATAATTACATAAAACAAACATATAGAGTATAAAATGAGATGTCTTGTGATCGTCATATGCCAGACACGTGCTCACAAGACCGTGTGGCCATCTTTCAAAAAGAATGTAATTGATTCTCTTGGAGCAGATCTAGCACTTTGCGTCTCCAAAACTGCAACATCCGACTCGTTTCGCGAAAATGCAAAGTATGTATGGGAGTATGATGATCCCACGAATTGGGCATCTGCATATGATTCGGTACAAACAGAACTTGGATCAAATAAATCTTGGAGACAGATTCTTGACGTAGACCCCGGCCGTGATTCGTGTTTGTTTGGTGGAATTCAGCACCCGCATACAGTAGGTTCTGGAGCTGTTCTATTTTACTACCGATGGAAGGTTCTGGAGAACATCAAGAGACTCGGACTTATTTCTCAATACGATTGGTTCATTGTAACTAGAAGTGACTACATGTATGATGTGCCTCACGTCCCTCTTGAAATGCTATCTAGAAACAGTGTCTGGATTCCAAATGGAGAAAAATACGGAGGTGTTACGGATAGGCACTTGATTTGCCCTAGCGAGTTCCTTGAACGTTCCATTGATATGCTAAAATACATGCTTACGGAACCAGAGCATCTTGTTCATAACTATAAGCAGTGGATGCGAGGAAAGCCCATGGCCAATCCAGAATCCTTTATTGCCTACTATCTGGAAAAACAGGGAATTTCCGTTCGATTTGTTCCTTATTTCATGTATGTTGTTAGGGAACTGGATGAGATTCCAAATCCAACTAGATTCGGTATTCCTACAGTCATCCGTTATATGAACACAAACTACTCGCTGAAATATCCCGAAGAAAAGCGCCTAGCAGACATGCTCCGAATTAAGTCGCCCGCAGATTGGCGCGCTTACATCTAAAAACAAGTATCTAATAATAGGTCAAATGAAGATCGGATTTGTTGGAACTGGAAAGCTTGGTCTACCCGTTGCACTCGTATATGCAAGCAAGGGTCATGAACTATTGTGTTATGACCCTTTATGTCCGGAGGGAACAGATCCGCTTTCTCGTCTAGTATCCGAAGAGAGAGATCCTGATAACAAAGGCTCTCTACGCGAGTGGCTAGATGGAAAGTCACTATCGTTTCGGTTTACATCGCTCTCGGAAGTCGTTCAACAGTCTGACTTAGTTTTTGTGGCTGTACAAACTCCACACGATCCTCGCTACGAAGGAGCAACACCGATTCCAGATGAACGTATTGATTTTGATTATTCTTATCTTCGCACGGCAATGAAGGATATCTCGGAGCTATGCACACATAACACGCCGGTCGTTATTATATCAACGGTTCTTCCTGGAACAATCCGTCGTGAAATCATTCCTCTTCTTTCTGACTACGTAAAGCTTTGCTACAATCCATATTTTATCGCAATGGGTACTGTTGCAAGTGATTGTCTATCCCCCGAGTTCATTCTCTTCGGACAGCATCACGAAGAAACAGCGGATTTGGCCAAGACCTTTTACAAGACGATCTGCGATGCACCTGTGTTTTCAACGAGCATTGAAAATGCCGAAATGATCAAAGTCACCTATAACACGATGATCACAACGAAGACAGTTCTTGGGAATGCAATCATGGATCTATGTTCCCGTCTACCCGGCACGGACTGCGATGAAGTGCTCCGTGCTCTGAGTCTCGGAACTCGTCGTATCATCTCCCCAGCCTATCTCAAGGGTGGTATGGGTGATGGTGGAGGATGCCATCCGCGAGACAATATTGCCCTGTCCTGGCTCTCTCGGTCCGTTGGTCTTCCCTATGATTTTTATGAGCTCATCATGAAGACGCGTGAGAGTCAGTGCGAGACCATCGCACGTGAGATTGAATCGGTTCATTCCAAACACCCCGAGAAGCAGGTCTGGTTGTTTGGAAAGTCTTTCAAGCCGAACACGGGAATTGCAACTGGATCGTCTGCGGTCCTTCTTGGACATGTTCTGAGTAAGAAAGGTATTCCGTTCACGTTTCATGATCCGCATACCGGAGACAAAGATCTTCCGAAAGAAGCATCTATTGTATGCATTACATGTGCACATGATGCATTTCTTACTTACCAAGTGCCTACAGGAAGTATTGTGATTGATCCCCATCGTAAGTACGAATCTCTATCCGATGGAGAGTACATTGCACTTGGACGTTATCATTGATGAGGAAAATTGAAGCAGGACTTATAATAGAAAAATCATCAAAATGAAGCTGGATCTCCAGACTCATTTTGGGTTTCCCCGTTTTTGTATTTATTTTTTGATTTATAGAACCGTGCTCGCTTAGTTGGAGTAAGCGAGGCCACCCATGCCGGACATAACGCGGAGGACGTTGTAGTTGACGGCGTAGACGCGGACCTGAGCAGTGCGGCCAGAGCGGACAGTGTTGACGGACACCGTGAGCTGGAGGGTCGCCTTGTCGATACGGGAGAAGTTGCAGGTGCCGCTGGGCTGGTGCTCCTCGGGCTTGAGGGCGAAGGAGTACACGTTGATACCGACAGTCGGGGTGCGGGTGTGGTGCTGGTAAGGCTGGACGCGGTCAAAGTAGCGGCCCTCGCGCTCAGTGAAGCGGTCCTGGCCGTTGAGCTGGAGCTTGGCAACCTCAACGGGGTTCTTGCCGGAGCACTTGACGCCAGAGTCGAGGATGACCTTGGCGAGGAGGTAGTTGGTGGTCGCAGCGAAGACCTCGTCACCCTGGTTGTCACCGGAGTCGAGCCAAGAGGGACCAGACAGAGACGGGCCCTGAGTGAAGCCGAGGCCCTGGATGTAAGGACCAGACGGGCCATCACCGGCGGTGGTGGGAACCGCACCAGACAGGAGGTTGGAGGACGACGACAGCGCGAGGTTGCCGCGGCCGAGGATGTCCATGACAACACCCTCAGTGGTGAAGTCATCCGTGTAGTTGAAGGGCTGGCAGCCGTTCACCTCAGCGATGAAGTTGACGCCCGGGGTGCAGTCAACGAACGAGTCGCGCTGGACAACCCACACGAGCTCCTTGACGGGGTGGTTGAAGTTCAGCTGGATCTTGTTGCTGGACGAGGTGATCGACTCGGCACCAGTGTACTGGAGCTGCTCGATGAGGTACTCGTGGGTCTGCTGGGCAAAGCGGCGGCGCTCCTCGGTGTCGAGGTAGACATAGTCAATGTAGAGGGAAGCGGCCGTGAGGGACTGGATGGAAGTCGCCGCAGCGGTGGAGCCAGAGCGGATCTCGTAGTAGCAGCAGTTGATCCACTGCTCGAACTCAACGTTGATGCGCACCTCGTGGTACTGGAGGGCGATGAGCGGGATGGACAGACCGGGGTTACGGCAGAACCAGAACTGGAGGGGGATGTAGAGGGTCTTGGCCGGGGTTCCCGCGCGGGCGGCGCAGGAGTTGGTGAGCTCAGCACCGGCGCAAGAGGCATCAAGCGCATAACCCTTGGAGTCCTTCATGAGGACGAGATCGTGGGTGTTGCCGATCATGTCGTCGAGGGCAGCAGTGGTACCAGCATCCTGAGTGAGCTGGGTCCAGATCTGCATCCAGTCACCATACTGACGGTCAATGCGCTGGCCGCCGATCTCGAGCTCCACAACCTTGATGAGGCGGTGGCCGATGTAGTTGAGCCAGCGGAAGCGGGAGAGACCAGCAGCGGAGGTGGAGAGGTCAACCGCGGGGAGGACAACCTGCACGTAGGTGCGGTACATCAGGTCCGCATTGCGGTTGATGACGGCAGTGACGCGCTTGTTGAAGTCGGCCTGTCCGTTGAAGGTGACCTCAATGGACTCCATGGCGAAGTTAGTGTGGCGCTTGTAGAGGACCTTCCAGAAGGTGATCTGGGGGTTACCGGAGATGTAGATATCCTGCGCACCGTACGAGACAAGCTGAAGAAGACCGCCACCCATGTTGTGTTATGCTCCATGGCGAGAAAAATATTTTCAGCGCACGCGTTACATGTAAGCCCCTTCGCGCAGAAAACACGTTCTGCACAGAGTCATGTAAGCATTGTGAGCGCCAACGAGTACCTGTTTGTCAGAGATGCCATGCTTCCTGTGGGAGAAGAGTCCGGGTGTTCCATCTGCACACTTTTGACAAAAAGCAGTAATCCGTTCCACTCTGTCTGCAAGTGGAATACAATCTAGAAGCTCTCCAAACTTTCGACGGTTGGAATCACCATCCAATCCTACCAGATACAGATTCCTTCCATGCGTGTCTACTGCGTATTCTACAAACGGAATGAGATGAGAAAAGAACTGAGCCTCATCTACAATAATGACTTGATATCTGAGCAAATCTTCCAAAGGAATATCGTCCAGATCATTCACACACATACAAGGAACTGTCTTTCCATCGTGAGTCACAATTGCGCTGGTAGTTCCATACCGATTGTCTTTGGAATGCTTGACAACAAGAACCGAAGTTCCAAGTGCAGAATAGCGAGAAACAATCGAAAGAATGCGAGAACTCTTTCCCGCATACATCGGACCAATCAGAATATCAAGTGACATCGCTTACAGAAAAGACACGGATTAGGCGTAAATGGACACGGACCAAGCACTCTCGATCTCGGTAGTTGTTGGCCTTACCGCAATTTGTATTTGTGGAATTGTTTCGGTGTGCTACAAGACACGTCCTCGTAGTCATATGAAAATTTCGCGTTCTGACCCTGATCTAACGACGATTCTTGATAACTCGGTTCCTTCTGCGAGTGCGAAGTATATTCAACCGAGTCTGAACGATCCTGCTGCGTGAACGTTCATACTTCCTTCTTCTGTTGCTGTGTAACAAATGTTGAAGAGATACGTCCCTGGGCGCGGGGTTATCACTGTTGCTCCGGGTGTTTGCATGAGTCCGACAGGACCAACCGGTTCCACCGGTCCTGCTGGGGAAATTGGACCTACGGGTAATACTGGTCCCCCGGGATCAACGGGACCCACAGGAACCACTGGACCTGCCGGAAGCGCAACGAATACGGGACCAACTGGATACACAGGACCTACTGGGGTTACTGGATCAACGGGTCCGACCGGAGTAACAGGTTCTTCGAATACCGGGTATACGGGATACACCGGAGTTGGTGGATTTACTGGACCGACGGGTAGAATAGGTCCCATAGGTCCGTCAGAAACAGGTCCCACAGGTAGTCAAGGCAACACGGGCCCCACGGGATTGGTAGGCGATAGTTCTACAGGTCCAACCGGTGTTAGTCTAACCGGTCCTACAGGTGAAATGGGCAACACAGGTGCTACCGGTATTACAGGCGTATCCGGAGTGACTGGACCCATTGGCCCCACAGGAAGCGCGTCGTTACAACTTGGATCTGTTTCACTGACATTCTCAGGAGGTGGTATACTGGAAACGCAATCCGCAAGCACGAGTGTATCATCGTCTTCGCAAATATGGTTACAAGGATATCAGCAAGGAAGTGGGACTAGACCCGGATATGTCACTGCTGTATATTTTGCCGACTCGGGTGGAACATGGAACGCATATATGATAGCAAGTTTGGACGCTCCGGGCGATACATACACAATCTATTATTATACTAAGTAACGATGTCGTCCTACAGTCCTAGGATAAGCGATCCATGTGATTCTCAGAAACCATATTGCTTAGTCATCCCAGGTCCGATCGGTAGTAGGGGATCTCCGAGATTTACAACGAATGGAACCGGACCCACTGGATTAAGTCTCGGGATGGGACCCGTGGGTCCTACTGGAAACAACCCTACAGATGGTGCGACTGGATCCACAGGACCGAGTGGTATTGCTGGAAATAGCAATTTAACCGGACCTGCAGGCCCAGATTCAACGTATATGATAACAGGTCCTACTGGTCCCAACGGTAGTATAGGAGACACGGGTCCCACCGGACCGACTGGAAATACAGGTCTAACGGGTCCAGCAGGTGTTTCAGGAACGGTGGGTCTAGGCGGGCCCCAAGGAAGTCCGGGAGATACAGGTCCCACCGGACCCGATGGAGTAACAGGTGCTCAGGGTCCTACAGGAAGATCAACTGTAACGGGTCCAAGAGGTATTGCTGGTTTACAAGGGGATACTGGACATACAGGGGGAACTCCGTACGTTGCGGGTACAAAAATTATTACTGGGAGTTTGAATTCACTCCCAACGCGGATTACAACATTCTCCAATTCAATCGCAGTGTATCCCACCGACGATGTTTGGATACAAAGTTTGATTCCGGATAGGGACACAAAAGCAATACGCCTTCCAGTTATCCAAAATTACTTTTCGGACGTGTCTACTGAATTTCGGAACCACTATCTAACGGTAAACAATCTAGAACCCAGTTCTCCCAGCGTGTCGTATACTCTCAATTATCTATGGAAATCCAATGACAAAATATTAGAGGCACTGAGCACGAACAGGCAGGCGTATCTTGCTGCGACTGACGGTTCTTGGGTTACAATTACTCTAGCAGAATACAACTCGCTGAAATCCAAAGTTTTAGGAACATCGGTAGGCATGGCATCAGACACAGTAATACTTGCCGCTACCAGTGCCAGTTTCCCTGGAACTTCGAGCTCGTCTATGATTGCAACCAATCAATCAAACTCTGATTGTCCTCCTGTTCCAGCAAATAGTTTTGTATACGCAATTGCGTACAAGCACTTTGCATCGAAAAGTGGAATTCAGGTCTATCAAAACACGACTACGGGTACATCGAATTTCACGCAACTTGGAGGAAATCTGCCAACAACGGTATCCGGAACCAATCAGTTTGTTGTATTGAAAAATAAACTTACATTCCGCAACCCAACTGCTGCAGAAACCCTTGTATCGCTGTTTATTCCTGCCAACGCATCTGGATTTTTCTTCAAACCAGCCATAAGTGCGCCTACAACTACGACCGGAAATTTTCTAATATCACCCGGAACAATCACAACATCAACCAACCTTTCCTCTACATTTGCGAACGGTGCGTTTGCTATTCAAACCCTCAGTACCACAACCAAACAGTGGTAATCTACTGGAGAACCATACGAGGAACAATGTGCATCGCTTCTAGTTCCTGCACCCACAACTTCATCGCGTAAGGAATCGTCTTCTCCACAAACTCGGTCTTATTCCCACAAGATCCACACTGATAGATACCTTCCTTCTCATTCACAATCGCGAGCGTTCCACAGGACTTGCAAATGCCAGTGGGGAACGGGTCGCTCACATCCATCAGTCGCTCCTTCGTAAAGGCAGCAGCTCCGTGGCAGAGCATACAATCACGCTCCATCTCTCCCACACGAAGACCACCATCACGCGCACGTCCCTCACAAGGCTGACGAGTCAAACTCACAATCGGACCACGTGCACGAGAATGCTTCTTATCGATAACCATGTGCTTCAAGCGCTGGTAGAAGGTCGGTCCCATGAAGATCTCAACCTCCATCTGCTCACCTGTCTGTCCGTTGTACAGAATCTCATTCCCATAGGACTGATAGCCCAGATCTAGCATATGCGTCTTCAGATCCTCCACCTTGAGATGGGAGTAAGGAGTTCCATCACCGAGAGTTCCGCGATTCACACCGATTTTTCCGTAGATGCACTCCATCAGCTGTGCGATCGTCATACGCGACGGAACTGCGTGAGGGTTCATGATAAGATCCGGTCGAAGTCCTGACGATGTAAAGGGCATATCTTCTTCGTTGAGGAGCATTCCGACAGTTCCCTTTTGTCCGTGACGGGAACTAAACTTGTCTCCAATTTGGGGGACACGCTCGGACACGACCCGCACCTTGATGAAGGGATACCCATCGGAATTCTTGTCTTGCCACACTCCATCAATGCGACAGGGCTCGGAATTCTTGTGGGTCGTAGAGGCATCACGGTAGGCATAGCCCGCCGTGTCATTGCGTAGATTAACCACCTTTCCGATGACGACATCGTTTTCTTGTACCGTTGCGCCGAGAATAGGAATGCCATTCTCACCGATGGCGGCGTAGGAAGTATTCTTGTACTTGCGAGTGTTGTGCTTGGACGGGCACATGAACTTCTCCTCACGACCAGAGGCGACGTTTCGGTGCTCCTCATCCTTGTACATCGTGTAATACAGACCACGCATAAAGCCACGAGCAACAGAAGACCGATTCATGATGATAGAGTCCTCCTGGTTGTAACCACCGTAACAAGCGATGGCGACAATCGCATTCATTCCGTAAGGCATCTCGTGCATCTTGAGGATGTTCATCGGACGAGTCTCCACGAGAGGACGGCTGAGAGAGCAGAGCAGGTACCCATTCTTATCCAGACGCTTAGCATAGTTCCCCGCGTAGACGCACATGGACTGCTTGCCCATAGCTGACTGATAAGTGTTTCGGGGAGACTGGTTGTGATCAGAAAGCGGAATGGAACTTGCCATATGTCCAACAATCAGACTAGGGTGAATCTCGTAGTGGGTATGTTCGGGAGTGACATCGGCCTTGCAAGTTGCAATGCGCAACGTCTCCGTCTCGGACGCATCAATGTACTCTACACACGTCTTGAGCCAAGTGGTCCAATCTGCATTCGCAGCAGGCATCTCCGTTCCCACGCGGAACACAGGACGAACCAGACGACCCGAATCCGTCTCAATCATGATAGTGTTCAGAAGAGCATACCACGCAACAGAGACGTGAGGATGAAGGCGAAGAGAGTACTTTGCAGTCCTGAGCTTGTCGGTGAGATCCTTCGGCTTCTGGGTGTAGCCAACGATGATTCCGTTCACGGTGATGGCGGTACCCGAATAGACATCCGCACTACGAACCCACTCAATGCCATCACAGTCCTCGAGGAAGTGAAGAACCGTATTGCTAGGAATGTGTTGAGTGACGCTTGTCATCAGACTCATGCTCTTCACAATACCCACAGAATGGCCCTCGGGAGTCTCCACGGGACAGACAAATCCCCAGCTGGTGCCGTGAAGCTTACGAGGAGCCAGAAGCTTGCCTGACTTCTCCACAGGAGTCTGAATACGGCGAAGGTGGCTGATCGTGCTCGTGTACGACATACGAGCCAGAACCTGCGAGACACCGACCTTGGTCGCATTGGACAGCGAAGTAGAGTTGGACGTGCCGAGACCCTGCACAGTGAAGTTGCCGGTGGCCAACGCCTGCTTGAGCTTACCCTCAATCGTAGACAGTTTGAGGATCTTGTACAAATTGTTGATGTTGAGGATTTCCATCGGACGAGGACCAGACTCTCCCTTCTTCCAAGCGTCATTGTTGACCTCCTGAACGAACTCGTTACGAGTGTCATTGCACACCTTCTGGAAGAGCTGACGGAAGAGGTGAGTCAGAAGAGCACCAGTGGTCACCACACGCTTGTTAGGATACGCATCGCGGTCATCCAGAGCAATCTGACCCTGATCGGTGAGAAGAAGACGGCGAATCATAGAAGCAGTCAACAAACACTTACGAGAGTCGTGGACAGCCTGACCAATCTGCTCTCCTGCAAACCGAACGTGAGGAAGATATTCGGTCGTCAGTAGTTGGCGGACATAGGCATTCTTATCCTCCTGATTAGTTCCATATTGAAGGTGTCCAGCAAGGTAAGTGATCGCCTCCTCCTGAGTAAAGATTCTAAGCTCGGCGCAGTCGCGGAAGGAGGCAGCGAGAAGTTCGACGTGGGGGTCGTCAAGGGTTCCCCAGACAAGCTTGGCGATGTCTGCGTCTCGCGTGACACCGAGGGCTCGGAGAAATACCATAACAGGAATGTCCTCATGAAAGCGCGGCACACACGCGAGCAGAGGATAGCCGAACCCATTGAACTTGGATGAGAGACGAATCTCCAATTTCTTCGGAGGCATCGTGAAGGTCTCGGAGAGAGACTTCATTTCAACAGAGAAGCGATACTTGCTCGAAGATTTCTTGGCTCGGAAAACCATAATCCGATTGTCTGCAACCTTCTCCTGACAGAGGATCGTACGCTCGGATCCATGGATAATAAAGTAGCCAAGAGGGTCGTGCGCGCATTCTCCGTACTGCTCCAATGACAGTGGGTAGTCTTTGAGAAGGCACAGACTAGACCCAAGCATAACAGGGAGCTTACCAAGCGAGATTCCCTCAAAGACTCGAGACTCTTCATCAAATGACTCATACTTACTTCCCTTGTACGTCCTCGCAGTAAACCTGACGTCTGCATACATCTGAGCCGCGTAGGTGAAGTTGCGAACACGTGCCTCCATCGGCAGCATAGGCTTGATGCGACCCGTTGCCTCCTGAATGCGAGGCTTCATATACGTGACATTCTCAAAGTTAAGGCGGAACTCATACTTGTACTTCTTGATCTCAGGGTCCTGTTCGTGCCAGACCGTGATAGGAGGAGTCGACTGGATAATCAGAGGAAGCTTATTGCGGACGAAATCCTCGTAGGAGTCAACCTGATGGTCAACAAGGCGCCGCACACCGTTTGCAAAGTAAGTCTTCACCGCGTCCCATTCAGAAGTGGCCATGGTATTCATATGCCATCCGTTGCTTGTAAATAATGTTATCCGTTTTTGAATAATAGAGATGTCAGACCTAAAAATAGTCAAGGTCGGAGCCAGTACTGCCCCGGCCCCTGCACCCACACCCAAGCCGACCGAAGGCGCCACTCGCAAACACGGTCCTTCTCACCGTAACAAACAGCCTAAGCACGGTGTTCTCAAAGGAGGAAAAACTGCTCGTACAAAGATTCAGGCTGTTCGTGATCCCGCGAAGTCGCCGCCTGTTCGCAAATCAACTCTGAAGATTCTTACCGAGAAGGGAGCCGAGAAGCGCCGCAGCAACATTCGCAAGACAGTCCGTTCGATGTCTGATTCAAAGGTGCGTGATGTACTCAAGAAGTCTGGTCTGCGTGTGTCAGAGAAGACGCCCCCCGCAATCGCTCGCAATATTCTAGAAGGCGGAATGGAAGCTGGTATGATTGTCTCTGGCTGATATAATGACAGCTGTCTGGGGACCACTCGGATGGATGACACTTCATTCCGTGTCAACCTCCTATTCTGAATCTCCTACACCGACCGAACGTCAACTCGTGTCTTCTTGGTTAGATTTGTTCCGCGATACGATCACATGCCCGCATTGCAGGGATCATTTCACGACCATGCTCAACAATTACCGTGCACGATTCCCGGGGTTTCTGAGCTCTCGCCAGGACTTCGCGATGTTTGCATTCCGGGCTCACAATGCAGTGAATGCTCGGCTTCATAAACCAGTCTACGGCACTCTCGCAGAATGTATGGATGTTCTTCGGAATAACATAAAGACTCGGAGTGCAGCAGATTACCGAATTGCGTACATAAATCATATTACTCGGTACTGGAGTACTATTCAAGATATCAACGGCATCGTTGCGCTGAAGAAGGTGAACGAAATGAGAAAAATTGAGATAGACTACTTCTCACAGCGCGATACCATGTTTGCTATCGTGCTCAAAGAAGATAGTGTAACTGTTCCTCGTAACTGGCTGGAAACCGTATCGGAAGCTCCGGTTGCCGGTCCTATGCCTGTTTTTTCTACTGCAAATGCTCGTGCTGGATTCAGGATTGTGGGAGGTCGTATGCGGTTACGGTAGTCAACTCCCAAGGAAGTGAAATATAGGGATCACATTCCCATGCAAACCTCTTCATCCAAGGATGACGATTCTCAGTTTCTTCATGGTAAAGTTCATCAGGATACTTTTGAGGAAGATCGCCAAGACTACGAGAGGGAAGAATAAATTGAAGCTGGTCTTCCAAAGTGTAATCGGGAGTAGGACACTCCCAAGTAAAACTCGTTGGACGCTCATATGCATCCAGTGTCTCCATCAACGGAGCTTCTGGATACGGATAATGCCAACGCCAATCTAGAATTTCAGATGTAGTAAAATAGTGATAGGTCCATTGATACGTTTTCCAGAATGCATGAACCACAGGTTCCCAGTCTAGAACACCATCCATGCAGTGAACACTAAATCTAGTTTCTAGAGCGTGACCATCTTGTGCAACAATGTGTTTATCTGTATTTTTCGCTCGCTTCAATAGAACCTTCTTTTCATCTTTGGCTGGTTTGAGTGATGGATTCTTTCCATAATAAATTGCTCTTGCGTATCCTTCTTCGCGAAGAGAGAACATTGCCACGGTAGGCATAAAGTCGTTTCCAAAATAGAGAATGGACGTTCGCACATAGGTCTCTGGATCAAGAGGAAGAACCTCCATTAACGCGGGAATGCTGATGGTAGCAAAGGTATCATCCTCTTTCTCGCGAAGAATCTCAATGCGTCCAAGATGGCTCTGTGCAATTGCAATCAGAACAAGATCTGCATCAAGTCCATAGATACAAATAGATTTGCGTTCGTCTTCGGGCAGAGTACGGAACCAGCGAAACATTTTGTGCTCTCCTTCGCCAGGTTCCAATGTGTCGGATACAATTATGTTCGGATACAGAAACCGAATTGTGTCCGCAAGTTCTTTCATAAACGGAGTTCCAGGTGAAATCTGGTGTTTATCGAAGTCAGTCGGGTCCTGCTTTCTCATGCGACGATAGCGTTGCTGTACCATCTTCGCGTAAGGAACAAGCCCATCAAATGCGAGGTAGATTTTCTTTGAAAACACCAGTGTAGTCAACATTTCTTCGAGGGCGGCTACAATAGAACCAACGGGGTTATCGGCTTTCAAATACTTATGAATAAAGCAGTTGAAGTCCAATGCAAAAACGTCAGTCTCAACACGAGAGCAAGAGCGTTGAATATGTTTATGAGATCGGACAAGAGATGCTACGTAATAAGGAATACCCATTGTATTCCAAGAGCCGTCTGCTTCTAAACGAGGTCTGCGGCTGTATAACCGATAGACTTCGCCTATCATTTCCACCACGATAGACTTTTTAGTTAAGTACCAAGCTTAGTACTTCGGGAGCATCGGCTTGGCCGCCTTCCAGATGAAGCCGGAGACAAGCGCGAAGAGGATGGCGTGCGTCACCGCGGGAGTGGTGAAGGGAGTGGAGAGGTTGAGGAGCACTCCCGGAACGAACGCGTAGAAGAGGATGGCGGAGAAAAGAAGCTTGGTCCACATGGTTTGTTTATTCAACCGAAAATATCTTTATAGACCCACAATAATTTGTCGTCAAGAACCTCCAAAAAGACGAACACCGCGTAGAGGAATGCCACTTGACCCCCCGACGACTCAATTAATTGCTCCAAGGACGGGGGCACTGGAATAACAGGGATAATAAAACGGGCGAAATAAGTGATCCAGAAAGTGCTGATTACAATGAGCATCATTTCCACCGAGATGTCCAAAATCTGCTTCCATCTGGGCCACGACTCCCAATCCGAGTCGTGGGGCGGGAATACCCGTTTTAGAATATACGATACAGACGCACCTAAAAATAGATATATCACCGCGATAATCCCCAGATTCGCGGAGACAGACAGGACATTATGTTTCACAGAAGGTATGGCGTTAATCCCTGTGTTCTTCATTACTTAGAAGCCAGGGAATTCCATCAGGCACGGACCGTCGGAGCGAGTCCCATCAGGGCAGGACTTGGAGACAAAGCCCTCCTTCTTAATGACAAAAGGTTGAGCATAGCGAACGTATACTGCCACAAGGATAAGCATTAATCCCCCTGCGGTGAGGTACCAAGGAAGCTTCTTGACAGCCATTTATTCTACGGGCTCTACATTTTTACGTTTCGCGCATGCACCGCATTCAGAAGCAGAGCTGGGGACAGAACGGGGCCATACATACATCAATACAATGATTACTGCCAGCAAGAGTAACCAAAGCCACATTTGTTTTCTCGTAAGAATTATGCTTTCCGGTGAATCCGCAGCAGCTGCTTCTTTTTTCGGACGATCCAATATTGATCGGTAGTCGTCTTGTACACCAAAACACGGAACACGAACGGGTTCATCTTCATAAAATCCTCCAGAGCCTCCCATTTATCGTCCGTTAACTGCCGTTCAATGGGGGTTGAAGGCGGGCTGAGTTCCATCACACCCTTTATTGTTAAGAGTACGGAACTTTCCGTTTTCGTAAAAACGGATTTATTTTTTACACGAAAATGGAGAAGTGTGAAACATGGATTCTACTCTCGAGCGTATCAAGGCCATTCAGGCCCAGTTGAACGACATCGAGAAGCGCATGACCGACGACTCTCTCACCACCGAGCAAAAGACTGAGCTCGATGATGAATGGGAGATGCTAGACGCAGAGCTAGCGATGTATGATGATATCTTGTTCCAGAACCAGCTCGCCGAGCAGGCAGAGCTTGACTGGACCAATCCGTCTGACGAGGACGTGGCTCGCTGGGATGAGGAGCGCGACCGCTGGGCAAACCAGAACACCTGGTCCTACGGATCTACGTTTGACCTCACTGATGAGGTTTAGCAGTAAATGATAATGTCTATTGAGTATTGCGACGACGATCGCGAGTATATTCGGCCTACAAAACGGGCAAAAACGGAAACTTTTTCCATTTTGGTTCATTCATTTCAACCGAAAATGAACATCTTCAAGAAGTACCTCGCAGAATCCCCAAATGTTTCCCACCAAGATCAGGGAAAGCACACAGTTTACTGGATGACCTATGATGAATTTGCAGAACTCCCTATCAAGAAGTGGAAGAAGAACAGAGATCCCGGTGAAGAGAGGATTGTATTTCTTCGAAACGGTATCCTAGAAACAAAGCGTGTGGATGGGATTATCTACGTCGCGTCGGTTGATGGTGACCTTGTGTGTTACGAATCTAACCATCGCAGGGAAGCACTGAAGGGTCTTAAAGGAAAGGGAATTCATAACATTCTTGTCGATATCCTCTGGGATGCAACGGATGAAGATGTGAAGATTGAGTTTCGCCGACTAAATGATGCGGCTTCTGTTTCCGATCTTTATGTAGAACCAACTCCTACGATTACCGTAGAAGAACTGCGACCTGTTGTAGATAAATTCTGTAGCGACCACAAGGCACATCTGAAACCATCTACCCGTCCACAGAGACCGGACTTTAGTCGTGACATGATCGAGAGGCAGTTCTATGACACGTGTAAGGAGCTTCAGATCAAACCTTCCGAACTAATTGAACGTATTGAAAGACTGAATGCCCGAATGGCGGAAAGTGATAAGTCGAAGCTATCCGCAAAGGTTATTGAAAAATGTACGAAGACAGGATTTTGGGTGTTTGCATCATCAACGAAACTCTATGCTAAGGATCTAGTTTAATAGCAAATCCAACTCTTCATATAAATGGACGTCGTTGTAAGTCAGAAATTTTTGCGTTCTTCTGGAATGGAGCGTGCTCGCCTTAAAGGTAATTGCGCACACTTTGTGAAGAATGACAACTTCGTGAACATTGTAGAGAACATCGATATCAACGACAAGAAGGGGAATCAGATTTCTCGCACATGTACTCTGTTGTCCTCTTTCAATAGCCAGAAAGATCTCTGGGATCAGGTAGAAGAATGGCTTCGGTCATAAAACAGATTTTTAATGTTCAAGTTCTAGGAATACAATGAAACCGAAAAAGAAGACTGTGATAAAGGAGCGTGAGAATGTGAACCCGCTCCCCGACTTTATTCCACCCAGAACTCCTCCAAAGGAACCACCTCTCTGTTATTCATGCCACAAGCACGGTCATCACGCGAATAGTTGTGGAGCCAAGCCTTCTAGACCAGCTGAAACCAACCACCACCCGGATCGTAGTTTGAGACACGGCGATGGTGGCGATTCTGATTAAAGATGCGGATATTTGATCGTGAAACAGTTGTAACTATATCTACAGATGGGCGCGGCACAGTCGCATGACATGGCAATTGGGATTGTTGTCTTCAATCCTGCAAAGTCAAAACGTATTATCATGAACGCACTCTACGTGTGGAACTATTACAAAACCAAGGGACTCCCCGTTTTTGTATTAGAACTCGTGTTTGGAGACAATGCTCCCGAATTCAAAAAAGCATTTCATGTACGAGGCAATTCCCATTTGTTTCACAAGGAACGTCTCTGTCGGTTATTGGAAAAGCGCATTCCGAAACGCTATAAGAAGATCGTGTTCTTGGATGCCGATGTTCTCTTTTCCGACGATACGTGGTACAAAGAAACAAGTGAGCTCTTGAACGACCATGATGTTGTGCAGCCTTTTCGGACCGCAGACTGGCTGGATCTGACGTATAAAAAGGCAGAAGATCGTCGCAATTCTGTGTTGCTGATGCCTGGACCCAAATGGGACTTTACCTATCATCCAGGATTTGCGTGGGCATTCCGTCGTGAATGGTATAACAAGGTCGGATTCTACGACTGGGCTGTGTCTGGAAGTGGAGATACGCTGTCTTCCGCACACTGGTTGAACAAGACGTTTCCACCTACGTTCAAGTCTCTCCCTCTTGCGATGGTATCTTCGTATGAGGACTATTGCAAACTGCCACGTCCACGAATTACATTTCGCACAGGCGGAGTTCAACACCTCTACCACGGTGCACGAAAGAACCGACAGTATTCCGAGAGACACAAATTCCTCGATGTCAAGCAGGATATTCGCGAGATGTTACAACTCAACAAGGATGGTGTCTACGAATGGGTAGACACATCTTGGAACAAAGTGTTTGAAGCCTACTTCAAGGGACGAGATGATGATGACATTTCTATGATCGGGAAATATCCGATATCGTCTTAGGTGATGATTTAGATATTCATTGCCAAATCAATCTAAAATGAACGATATTATCGTCAGATTTGCAGAAGAGGTTTTTTCTGAGTTAGGATCGGGATATTCGGAGAGAGTATACCACAATGCAATGGAGGTTCAACTAAGATTGAATGGTATTCAATACGAAACAGAAAGAACGATTCAACTCTCGTTTAAAAATCACGTGGTTGGGTTTATCAGAGCCGATCTATTGGTTAATGGTTCTATCGTTGTAGAACTAAAGTCAACTTCAAAAATAAAAAACGATGACGTTCAACAGTGCAAGCGTTATATGAAGCTACTGAATTATAAGCAAGGAATCGTAATTAATTTTCCAGAAAGAGGAGAACAGATAGAGACAATTGAAATTGAGTAAAAACGGATTTACTAGTAAATAATTTAGGTATAAGCCAAAAAATGCCACCGAAGAAGCAAGTCAAAGTTACAGTGATCGAGCGGACGGTTACCACGAAGGAAACAAGGACGGAGACCAAGTCACCTCCTAAGACATACGGAGCATGCTATCGTTGTGGGCGGACAGGACATTGGTCTGCCGACTGTTATGCTAAGACCGATTCATATGGGAATGGTCTTGAACAAACTGATGGTGAATTTGAATGCTCAACATGCGATCGTACCTTCTCAACTAGGTTCGGATGTATGGTTCATGAAAGGTCGTGTTACTAATAAACTCCCAGTGCATGTAATCGCAAATCCCCTTTGACCTCCAAAAACGGATTTATTTTTTACACGAAAATGGAGAAGTGTGAAAGATGTCTGGTTCTACCAACACTCTTGGGGGTGGCGGCGTTCAGAACGCGACAGCTGCCCCAGGGAGTTCCTTTGCTACCCTCCTCGCAACGACCGTTGTGGACGCCACCAACAAGCATGGCGTTCGTTCCTCCAAGCGCACCGACGATATTCATGCATGCATCAAGATGTACATTGAAAGCCAGAACTCACGGGTTACCTGTATAGTAGAACACAACCTTGTGACAAAACTCGGCGGGTTTGACGTAGACGTAGCAGTATTTGACAAAGAGACAAACAAGCTGGTTGCATGCCTTCTCTTCAAGGGGCTGACGAGCAGTATCAAAAAGAACGAGAAAAATTATGAGCACAACAAGATCGGTGAGGCGGTCAAGGCGAAGTCTGGTATGGGTGATGCCAAGCTTGTGTACCTTGACGTTGTCCCGGTTCGCTGCCCGACGTATGGTTCTGGTGAGGATATTAAGTGCTGGGAGAGTCACACGCCCGACGCAGTGCGCCTTCGGTCGAACACGGTTCTTGAAGTTGTCAACAGCATTAGTAGCGTTCCGATTATTGACGACATCTACACCGTTTCGGTAGATTACGGGTACGGGGATGGAAAGATTATTAGTTTCACCCGAATCGTAGATGATTCCGACATGGAGCGGTTTGACGCGCTCATTCATTCATTGGCACCTGCCGCAAAGTAGACGTAGTAATGTTCAACCAACCTTTTGCTCGTTTGGAACACATTTTTTGTATGAAGTCTACGTTTGTTTGAATTGCGGTTTCAATATCATCACATGTTGTTTTTGTTGGAGTCATACGAATCCCCGAATAAAACAGCATCGTCTTTTCTTGATGGGTAGGAATAGATGGCGGACAAAGTGTAGATACGTATACACTCTTCGGTGTATCTGGAACTTTGATGCCTTGTTTTCTTCCAAACGCATACCATGCTTCGTATGTCTTGTGACCCCTGTCTCGGTTCGCAAGCGCGTCCTTATTACGTTCTAGAAATGCATATGTCTGTGGGTTGACTTTCTTGAATTCATCCTCTGGAATGATTGTTCCATCCTCCGTGTACGGATAAATGATATTTCGTATTTTAGATTTGCTAACTTTGAGAATCGGTCTCCAACACGGTTCTGCGAACAATGCGATATCGTGGATAAACACCGAATCGCAAAGTGTGGCAATTCCGTTCTGGATTTCACAAACATCATTCAGACAAACACGCGACTCCTGCTCTTCATCGGCATTGTATGAAATGATATCATCGTTTACGGAGTAGGAATCCTTGTGAGTACGATTGACGACAAGGATACAGCAGTATACATCAATTCCAGGAAACACCTTTTCAGAACCATAGTCGTGAATTGCGTGAATGAATCGGTTAGAAATCAACCAGTTACGAAACCGTTCGGCTGATTTGTTATACCTCCAAGTAGAAGGAGTAATCGCAACAAGCGTTCCATCATCACTCAGCATATCAATGCATTTTACAAGGAATGCGATATACAGATCAATATTGCCTGTTCTCAGAACATCAGATAGATTACGAACCCGGTCTCGCATTTCCTGAGACATCTCCTGAAAACGAAGATACGGTGGATTCATGAGAATTGCGTCATATTTTTTATCAATCTTGGTTTCAAGAAAGTCTGCACAAGTTTTGGTCAAATTTGGTGCAGATTCTACTTTGTCAAGGTAATTGGGATTTATATCAAATACATCTGCATGTTTGTATGACCCAGCCATACTCCTGAGAAGATCACCCGTACCAACAGATGGTTCGAGCAATTTCTTTACTTTCTTGGGAAAATATGACCGCATTTTGGTTGCGACATCCTGTGGAGTAAACACATCATATGATGCCATCTGTAGCTATAGATATATTGTTAGATGTAAATTCATTTTTACACGGAACTTATGAACTCCCAATTCAAGTAATCGCAAATCTTTTTCCAGATGTTGTCGTGGGCGATGAGACGATCACGACTCTTCAACAGCGGAAAGAAGGCCTTGTACTCATCCAGTTCCAGAAGCTCAAAGAACTTGTACAAAATGTAAGAATAGCTCAGGAAATTTGTACGGTCGTCGGGACAGTAGAGTAGGAAGGGTGCTTGGATCTCCTGAAACATCGCTCGAATCTTCTCTTCAATCTCAGGAGTAATGGTAGGAGGCGGATTGCCATTGAGTCTGGACAAGATGTGGGCGCGGTGTTCATAATACTTACTTCTGTTGAGCTTCTTCAAAATCTGACGGATGTCTTCTTCTGTCAGGTCTGCGATGTTTGTAATGCGCCTCTTGCGGATTTCAAGAATGACTTCATTCATGACATCTTCTGGAATAATGGTAGACTCCTTCGCCTGAAACTGATTGAGAATCTCATTCAGATGGTTGATCTTCTTATACGCGTAATTGTTCCGCTCCTTCGGAGGATCACGGAACGACGGGAAATCAGACACAACCAGTGCATACTCTTCCGATCCACACTTGGGACAAACCAAAATACCTTCTGAACTAATCTCCTCACGAGCCGTATTGCACGCAACACAATGTTCCGTCAGTCTCTGGACAGCCTCAGGTCCAGCAGACAACTTCATTCGCTGCACATACTCGTCAAACATCTGTTTGCGAGAGGGACCCGTGTCTGATGCAACCTGACCACTGAAAAACTTCAGAAATGTATTGACATCTTTGGGCATTGCATTCGGCATAGCGGATACAGAGTCCTGCTTCTTGTAGTAATCAATCAGAATGTCCATATTTTTGAGATAGTAGTCTTCCACGGGATTACGATCTGCCATCTCCTTTTCAATCTCGCGCATACGACTCTGAAGCTTATTGGCAAACACAATGTCAGCAATATCGTTTTTCACATGAAGTTCTGAAATCTTGGACTGAATCTCTTCTAACTCTTCACGCAGAACATCCTGCTTTGTGGAGAGTTCGTGTAGGTTCTGAACTATGTCGCGATGAACAGAGTCCAGTGTTCCTGTTGCAGTTGTATTAGCCGTTGTTTCGCGAATTTTTCTGACTCGGAACACGTCCATTTATGAATTCTCTTACTTGGTTCAAGTAAGTTGTATTTTGAAACATGCAAGGTCGTTGGCGTTTTACTGCTGGGTACAAATCCTCCATTTTTACTGAAAAATTCTTACACACATAGGCCAGAGCAAGACTTGCACTGCGGTTCATTCCTGCCTGACAATGAACAAAGACAACACCCTCTCCATCTTTCAGAAATTTATGAAGAGTTTCTTCAAACTTCGGATACCAATCCAGTATATTGGCTGATGTGTCGTCGACTGCATTCATACACGCATATTTATTTGGGTATGAACTACGAAACCAACCAGGAGAATCTTCGGGAAACGCACAGTTAATCACGTGCGTAATCTCATTCTTCCAAGCAAATTGAGGTGTAAGTTGAGCACCTGCACCTACCAGAATCCTAGTATGAAACCATGCTGGATTCTGTCTGAGGTAGGCGGGCTTGATAATCATTGTTTTACTGGTTAGGTTTGCTTCTAACCCAAAAATCCGGAGAGGAACGTGTTAAGGAAATTGGTAAGAACCACGCAAGCGACTCCGAGCACCGCAGCACCCGTCCAGCTGACAACGCCACCCGAGGTGTACGAATTAGGAACATACTGGAGAAGAAGACTGCGAGGTGTGGAAAGGGAAACGATTGCACCTGCAAGGAAGATGGAAATGTAAAGAGTGGTGTGAGAGAACATGAAGCGCATCGCGGGAAGACTAGGCTTGAAAGAAGGAACCAATCCTGAGTGACCCGGTGTAGGAACACTAGGCATAGGAACGATGGGCGGCTGAGACTGCGGTCCCTGCGGGGAAGGAAGAAGAGCGTCCAGTGAAGTGGCGTCGTCCATTGTTTTATGTAGAAGAGGAGGTTTCACAAGCTGAATCTTCCACGCGATATACGTAGCATTTTCCATCAACCTTCGCCACCTTTTCTGTGATTTCTTTCAGAGGAAGGGCAGGTATCTTGACAGAAAGGTAATCGCGATGATAAATGATGACCGAGATACCGAGTCCAATCAAAAATGAGAAAAACGGCCCTGCTCGGTGAATCGCCTTGGCAACACGTTCTCCTGTGACGAACTTCATTGTTTATCTGCGAGCAAATTCAGAGAATCGGCATCGTCGGTGCACGGAACCTCTTCTGAGATGAAACGAACACAACCATTTTCCGTGTGATACGTACTCTTATCGTGAGGCTGAGGCAGAACCTTAACCTTTCGCGTGGGAGGGATCATGACTGTTCCAATCAAGAGGCCTATAATGACCCCTGCAACGACCCAGTGGACTTCGAGCATTTCCTTATTTAGGGAACGGCATATTTTGAATCCACGTGCGGCCAAAGAAAAAGGTGAACGTTATTAAAAATCCGGAATAGGGAATGAATGCGGCAATCGCCGTGGGCAAGTAGGTCCAGTATCCAAATCCTTCTGCCTTGAACGACATGAAGGTGATAAAAATGCTCAACACGTAGAGAATACTTCCTAGAAAAATGGCAACATATTGGGAAACTCCGAATATAGCTCCGATTAGCGAAAAATCAGGGATCAACGCTTTCTTCGCATCAAACTTGGGAGTTACGGGTCCAGCGGGACCAGTTTCAAACTTTCCTCCTTCCGGAATCTCCATGATCTGTCGCTTTCCGCTGTTATCAATGTATTTCACAGTAAGTCTGCGGCCCTTTATCATAGTCGAAGCAGCTTGTGCCTCTCGTTCCTTCTCTTCCAAGCGCTCTCGCTTAAACTCAGCTGTTTTTGCGTCTACACATTGCTTGTCATTGGGATTCCCACAATCTTTGGCTGCTCTTTTTTGTGCATTCGATTCTTCGTCCTTTGACAATTCAATTTTCTCACTGACCAGCGTGAACGGAAGAAGAGAGGAATCAACAGGTACGGAATAATTTCCGTTGGAGGAAGCTTTTGCTTGAAGAGACGATGTGACGTTGACTCTTGAACGCTCGTCCCCCAAATAAGCGGATTCTATTGTGACTCCCATTGTTATGATGTGAATACAAGATTGCCAAGACCAGAAACGATGCGAAGGAAATTCATTGACTCAACGTAGACACCCGTATTATAGGTGTACGTAAAGATGATGTTATCATTCGTCTGAATAACCGAGACAATCTCAGAAGGATCGTAGAGTCCCTGCTGTGCTGCGGGGATCACAACGGGATTCGGACTGAATAACGTAGACCTGAGAACGCAGACAGGAGTTGTGCTTGTAGACGAAGTGGAACTGGGAAGAGGCTGCTGCATATTGAGGCGAAGGACAACGGTGTTAAACGCGCTTCCGTTAATGGCACCAGACGGCTGATACTGATCGTGATCAAGAGCAAACGAATACATGTATACACCGGGAAGACGAGGCACATCTCCCGTTGTATGACGATACATCTGAAGCAGAGAGAAATACGAAGTAGGCTTCGTCTGGAAACGTTCCTTTCCATCAAGAAGCAGGACTGCATCAGCAATCGTATCTCTGGGATATACTGAACTTACCTGCTGCTGACCAGACGTATAAAGCTGCGTGCTTATAGTGGAGGTCATTGCATTCCACGGCGCTTGATCGGGATTTTCCCAGTTCGTATAGTTGTCCCAATCATTCAAGAGAAACCTATCCGAACGCTGCCCTGAAAATATAATGCGAGTCACCAAGTTGAACATCGGTATCTTCAGATCGGTATTTGCTCCAAACTGACCTTCTGCATTGACGTACCGCACTGTCTTCACGAGAATCGTTGTATCTGCGCGAGCAACCTGATTCATTTCCGCTTCCGTCAGATAGATAAAATTACCCTCAATGTACGGGTCGGGAAAGAATGTCGAAAGGGTTGGATTGGATGGTAGTCCAGTGGAAAGAGGAGGAGACAAGAAAAGGCCGATCTTCGTGAAGTCGTCTCCCGTAGGCTTAATACGCTGTCCGTACGTAGAATTAGCAGGATTGACGTCTATGACCGTATAAAGATCGTTGAGTGCACGTAAAGTGACATCAATATAGACCTCAGAATTTTGAAGCGCAACAAGAGGAAGAACCGTTCCTGGATTCTCGCAGAACCAAAAGTGAAGAGGAATTACCAACTGACGACTACGGATACTAGGTTCGGGAACCTTTGTCAGGGGTCCAGAAGAGGGAAGTGTAACTCCCGCGATTGCGTGAGGGTACTGATTCTGACGATCGTATGCATTGGAAGGATCGTAGATTTCAGGTACATTTCCTATCATCTGATCCACAATATCACGCTTGTTCTTATCGTGTGTGAGATAGGAGTACAGTTTCAGCCATTCTCCCCGAAGAGTCTGAATGACTTGACCATTCATGCGCAGGTTGACATGATCAATCATGTTGTAACCGATATTCTTGATCCACTCGAACTCGTATCCAATTGAATTTGCGCCGTCTATATTGTGATATCCACTAGGGAGTGTGGGATTCAACCCAAGATACTTCAAAGGAGACCAAATATCAGGTAGCGTGATAACCAAATAGGTATCATGCAGAAGCTGTGCAAACCGATCAATCCGACACGACAGTGTTCGTGTCTGGTTTGTCGCGAATTCTAGGTTTGAACTTGTGAACGACATCCGAATGGATTCCATCGCAAAGTTGGTGTGTCGCCGATAGACTGCTCGAAAATGAGTCATGGAAGGATTTCCATTGACCAATTCATTTTGAGCACCCACGCCAACCAATTGAATGAGGCCGCCAGGCATTTGTATTAACCTCTTAACTATTTTCTTCCACTAAACCGAGAAATCGTATATAAATTGCTAGTCCGGTCAGTCCTAAGATACACTGGATACATACCGGGATGGGAGGCTCCATACTCTTATCCAACAATTCCGTTATGGACGCTCATTGGGAACTGACGAGTCAGGTGGATATCCTTGACGTTCACTACGGTCAACACACCCGGAACACTAGCAGCACATGCACTGCAGAAACTAGAATACGACGCACGACCTGGTGCCGTTCCAGGAGCTCCTGGACTCGGAAGAATAAACCGCTCACGTTGGGTTGCAGAATTTGCTACCGTAGAAAGGTAGACACTGTTCGTTTTCCCATTCTGGGGAGGAGGGGTGCTGTAAAATGTTGAAGCGAGAATCTGACGTTTCTTCTTAGTCACGTAATCTTGCATGGAGTTCACCTGCATTTGTTTCAATCGTAAGAGATGTTATTTATACGCGAGGTCGTTCAATTATACAAATGAAGATTGTCTTTATGAGCACACATACCGATCAGATCATCGGTTACTCAAAGGTCGCTTACAACATGCTGAAGCAGCTTGCTACTTTGGCTCCCCGCGTTAAGACCTTCCATTTTGGATTCCAACGTCATCAGAGTATGACAGGAATGCGTAAGCTTCCCGCAGGAATCATTCAGTACGATGCAGCTGCAAATGAGGATCCGAAGGAGGAGGGATTCGGTTTCAATAAGGTTCAAGACTATCTTGACATGGTTAGCCCTGATATCGTGATGGTTTACAATGATCCTCTCATCGTCAATCGGTTTATTGAGGCTATGAAGCACGATAAGAATACCTCTCAGTACAAGCTTTGGGTTTATCTTGACCAGGTGTACGATGGTATTCCCACTCCTCTTCTTGAGAACATCAATAAGCATGCCGACCGAATCTATTGCTTCACGGATATCTGGCGTCAGCGTCTTCTTTCAAACATTTCTGCTCCCGACGTTCGTGTGATTGAGCATGCAGTAGATCCTACTGTTTTCCACAAGCTCACCTTTGATGTTCGCGCTTCCGTTCGCAAGTCTATGGGAATTCCGAAGGATGCGGTTGTATTCCTGAACGCTAATCGGAATAGTCAGCGAAAGCGACTGGATCTCTCTATTCAGGGGTTTGCTCGTCACCTGAAGACACACGATAACTCCTACTTTGTTCTGATTACGGGAGCATCTCTTCAGCAGGGTGCCTACTACGATATTCAGCGCATCTTCCTCCGAGAGCTTCAGCTTCACGGACTCCCCGAGATTTATATGACTCGCCTTGTATTGGTTGATACGAATCAGACTGCCATTCCCGACGAGGGAATCAACCAGATTTACAATTCTACGGACATTGGTGTGAACACCTCTGACGGAGAGGGATTCGGACTTTGCCAGCTCGAGCATCTGTATACGGGAGCGCCTCAGATTGTAACTGACGTCGGAAGCTATCGCACGTTCCTCGACGAGTCTGTTGCAGTGTTTATTCCTCCGAAGCACGATGTTTACTTTGCAGGCACGATGCCTATGGGTGGATGGTCTCCTTCGTTCTCTCCCGATGATGTTGGTGATGCTATGGACAAGGCAGTTGCTAATCTAGAGACTATGAGCGAGGCTGCCAAGTCATACAAGTTCAAGTCTTGGGCAACTGTGTGCGACAATTGGCTCGAGGACCTTCTTGATGCTTAAACAAGAATCCACTTGATTTGAGTATCCGAGATACGCTGACCGACTCGCAATAAGCGGTTATTATCTCCGAACGCTTGTTCATCAAAAATCTCCTTGGAGACATCATCATAATAAAACACAAGACCACGAACAGAGATCTTCTGAAGTCTACGACGTTTGCGAATGGTGTTTCGTTCCATCGTAGAATCAGTATCCTCCGTCTTAATACTCGGTTTGAAAGCAAGATCTTCTCCCGTTGCACTGCTATCAAATCTCATACACGAAACCACAGGTTGTTCGCGACTATGAAGCTTCCGATGAACTTCGCAGTCGACGGCCGCTTGTTTGAGCAGAGTAGAAATACGCTTGTTCACGGCATCCTTCTCATAAGAGATTTCATAGAGATACTCGTCCGTAGACATGAAGGTTTCTACGGGATCTTTTTCGTATTGTTTCATCATCATATCCGTACGACGAACAGCCACAACGTTGCTCGCTTCTTCGGTAGATTTTGCCTGTGCATCTGTGAATACACTGACGTAGAAACTCACACGAACAGTACGATCTTCCATAGGCAGTCCCGCGTGAGAGCAAATACGAACTGCACGACCAATGACCTGCTCGTGACGTGCGGGATTCCAGTGGGGCTCCATAATATGAACGTGACGGACGTTGAGAAGTGTAATACCTTCTGCACCGGCGGAAGAAGCCATAAATGCGCACAGAATCTTCTTGGGCATAGCCTCTACGGCTGCCTTCAAAGTAGGAGGGAAGCCAGGTTCATACACTCCATTGAAAATCTGACGCAGATATTCACGTTCTGTATCGTTTTCTCCCGTCCCACCCACGAAGAACGCATACGAAGGTTTCTCCATGTTCATGGACTTGTCTATCGTCCACTGACCATTCTCCTGCTTGATTCGGAACCGCTGCCATCCTGCGTGGTCTAAGATCGCACTCATAAGTCCAAGTCCTTCCAGAGACTGATACTGCGAATAGACGAACTGGTTCTTCCACTTGTCCTTCTCAATACTTTTCAATATTTCAAGCATCTTCGGGCTGAAGGTTTTCAGTGCCTTCTCAGAAAGATAGCGTTCCGGTTCAGAACGAAGCTTTTCTATCACCAAGTCCTTTGATCGTGTCAGTATCTTCGCATACATAGCCTTGCTCATCTTTTCGCCCTCTTTCAAAGACTCGGTTTGTTCACTCTTGGCTTCTTCCTTGGCCATCGCACGCAACTCCTGAGGAACGGCATAGTTGCACGCCAGACGAGAATTGACGCGAAACATCTTCATTTCGTCATCCTTTGTTCCAATCGTTGCTTTCTGCTTGCTTTTCTTGATTTCATCAAACCGAACCGTCAGGTAATAGTTGAACTGTTCGCTAGACATTTCCACTTTGTGAAGCATCTTATCCGAGTCCACAACTTTGGGCAACATACGTTCATCAGCACCTTTGAAATACGAAACCAATCCCTGAATGCGGCGCTGGAACAGACCAGGGTTCTTTATTTGAAGACCATCGAGAAACGTAGATGCGAATTCATCAAAATCTGTCGGAAGACATTCGAGCTTTTCTACTGTCGTACGTTCCGATGAAAGTTCAGCTCCTCCTACTTTCTCTTCAAAGTCTGCTTTCCAGCTGTTGACCCAGTCCATAGGAACTCCAATGTGTTTCATGCTGTCCATATACTGCACAGCAATGCGGTCAGACTTTTCATTGTACACGTTGCGGAACTTCGGAGGGTTTCGCGTCACAAGAATGTACTTCTTTAACGAATTGAATTCAATCGTATCAATGTCGGGAACTTCACGCAGAACGTTCTTCATCTTCTCTTCATCCCACGTGACAATAGACTTCACAGGAATCACATACCGGTCAATAGGACCACGAAGCAGATTCATCAAGAATGCGATTTCGTTCGGACGGTTAATGACGGGCGTACCGGAGAGGGCGACCACTTTGCAGTTAGTTGCCTCGTAGAGTCGCTCGTAGAGTTTTCCTGCGATTTCTGATTCGTTGATGACTCGCGAGACGAAGTTGTGGACCTCATCAATGATAACAACGCTGTCCGAATACGGATTAGAGCCATCCTCAGGGACATACTTTGCTATGTTGCTAGAGTTCAATCCGTTGTAGCTGATGAAATTGAAACGAGTTGCGATAATGTCATCAAACTGAGCAGTGATGATGTCTTGCGCAGACTTCGGGAGATCCTTGAAGTTTGGCGACTCATCGGGAATCGTTGTGAAAAAAGCATTGTGCCTATCCAGAAATCCATCGGAAAGACCAAGTTGTTTCGCAACCTTTCGCGAGTCCTCGTTCAGAGCCTGCTGCCTCCAATGATGGTCAAACATGTAGACAGGTGCGCCACAAGTACGAATCTCATTCTTGTAGTTCTGCTTTAATGACGCAGGCACCATAACGTAGACATTTTTGGTCGTCAATAAAGATTCAGCTACTGCAATAGACGAACACGTTTTTCCGGAACCAAGTCCGTGATACAACAGGAGACCGCGATACGGTGTTTCCATCGAGAGATAATCACGAACGATTTTCTGGTGCGGAAGAAGTTCACGCGTACCAGAGGACCTGTCCAAGCAAAGGTCAATGTTCTTATCCTCTTCCGTCGCGGGAGCTACCTTGTATTTCAGAAACATTCGGGCTACCGAATCCGCAAAAGCCTTACGATTTGGTAATACATATGGCCTCGCCATTACTTATTGAAACATACTAAAATAAGAAAAACGAACAAATATTTGTTCAAGTATGTCAAATCATGAAACTCCGTCGTAAAAGAAATATGACAAATGACGAATTAATGATATGGATAAGTGGTAAATTAATTGAGAAAGAAAATGGATGTATGGAATGGAGCGGAGCAAGACATCCTAAAGGATACGGCAACATTACTATACAAAACAAAACGGTAAAATTGCATAGATTCGTTCTAGAACAAAAGTTGAGACGGAAGTTAGGCGAAAATATGTGCGCTTGTCATACATGCAATAATCCGCCTTGCTGCAACTCAGAACATTTGTATGAAGGAACTAACCAAGATAATATGAATGATAAAGTGCGTTCTGGGCGTCAAGCTCGTGGTTCTGAACACGGAAAACGTGGTGAATTAAACTCGATGTCAAAGCTAACCGAATTTCAAGTTCGATATATTAGAGATAATCGAGGTAAGAAGTTACAAGAAGAAATTGCAAAAGAAATTGGAATATCTCGGACGCATGTTTGCGCAATTCAATTGGGTAGACTATGGACACACGTCAAGTAAAAAGTCCTATCCCTATGAATAATGAGCAGTGTTAGGGGAAATCACAGAACAATAATGGTATCTATCTATCTATTTCTGATGGCAGCGTTCCTGTACCTCAAGCCTAGTGTTGCCTTTGGGCGTGAGGGACGGATTCGTCCGTTTGGAACACAGGATCGTGAATCTACCGTATTCCCTCTTTGGATGTGGGTGTTTGTAATCGCAGTGGTTTCGTATTGCCTGATGATTTACTTTGCGAATTTCAGGATTTAAATTTGTATACGCATCTTCCCTTATTTCCAGGGATTCGGTAGTTATATAACTTTTGCATAACAGTATGGTGAATGGTAGGATCATTTCTATCTCTTTCTACATTACGCAAGCCGCTCGTTGCAATCAAGAGTGAGTGAAGTCCTCTCCTTTCCGGTGTTGCTTCGCGAACCAATGTATTTTCTAGAATAATCCAGCCACACTCCATTACGTATGGATCATTATCCCTTACATGCAAATGATCTCCGAATTTTAATGACTGAACGTTTGTTTGTTTCTTTTCCGTGTTAATGAACCGACGTCCAATCCGATATCCATCGATTGTGACGTTGAGTTGCATAAAGTCTTCATCGTATCCGTCTTCTGGATTTTCTGCATGACACCTATTTGAGATAGCAACTGCATTTGGAACTGCACCCTTCGCGCGCTTTACCAGTTGACAAAGTGTTAATAGATCGATATTCATTTCTATCAACACATTTATCCAGTGTCACGTTAAATCCGTTTTTACTGAGTCTCAAACGTCTCAGACACAGAACGCAACTGGTTGAGCATACCTAGCCGTTCTACGTGATGAGGACGAATCAATGCTTGTGCTTCTGAAAATGTCCTCCACGCAATTCCCGAAATCTCTCGGCGTTGCATGGGAGTAAACTTTTGATTTAGGTTGATGAGAGCAGGACTCCGCAACAGAGCGATAAAGTAGACGTGTTTATAACGGATTCCATTCAGACCTGTGAACGTCTCTTCCAGAATCAGATTGTTCAGAACAACATAGGCTTCACGCGGAACATTGGTCTCTTCGTTAAACTCTCTCACAGCACAAGCGAGATCGGTTTCTCCTCTCATACGACGACCTTTTGGAAATCCCCATTCCGGTTCCGTGTATTCGGACAGGTTATCCTTCATAAGAGCCACTCGGTCAAGTGCATAGAATCGTTCACGAGAGGTATTGAAGTCTGACGAAGATCGATCATCTCCCCAAAGAGTTCTCCAAAGAACCTCAAAGCTTTCTGTGGCAACAAGTGCTTGTTCCTTCAAAGTCATGTTCTTGATAAGCGTGGATACGTAGCTAATGTCCTTTGGGTCATACTTCCCTCTCATAAATTCAGCGAAACTCATACTATCTTTCCTGCGAATCATCAAAATACTCGTCTCATTCCAATTCACAGGCATATGAGGTGTGTTCAACAGTAGGATACCACACGAAAGTACAGGATCTTTACAGGTTTTAAACAGATGTCCCTTTCCACCACAGTTATTACAATACATCGTCGGTTGAAGTTGTTGTTTTTGCAGGACAGGCGTCCGTTTTTCCATTATGTATGAAACACTCTTGACAAGAAAGTTCCTTGTTAAACATAAATGGGTGGATCCTTCAGTTTATTTAAATCAACCTCCACTTCAAGTCCAGCACCAGCTCCTGCTCCTGCACCCGCTCCTGCACCGCCGGTAGTGAAGGCTGCCACAACAGCTGCTGGAAAGGGTGGAATGATCACTACGATTATCGGAGGACTGATTCTTTTGATCTTAGTTGTTCTGTTTTACAACTATATTCAGAGGCGTCTAGGTAATCCTTCCATATTCTCGACGCTTGGATCATCATCAGGAGATACGACTCCTTCTCCCGTAGATGGAACTCAAAAGAAGGTTATTTCCGAAGCAGAAGCTCCTTCGGGTGGAGGCAGTGATTATGGAATCCAGTTCTGGATGTTCATCAAGGATTGGGACTACAAGTTCTCGCAGGAGAAACAGGTCGTGAAGCGCATGTCGTCTGGTGCAAATGCGTATGCAAGCCCATATGTCACGCTGCACCCTACGGACAACAGCCTTCAGGTTCGTGTTGCTATCTACCCGAACAGCACTAGCGCAGGTGCTTCTTCCAGCCCTAGCACCAGCAGCACAGGTGACTCGTGGACCTGTACCGTAGAGAACGTTCCTCTTCAATCTTGGTTCTCTGTTTCCATCACTGTGTTCCAGCGCAACCTTGATATCTATATCAATGGCCGACTCGTGAAATCCTGCGCTCTCCCTGGTGTTCCTAAGCCCGCCGTTGGAGATGTCATCATCGGAGATGGTGGTGGATTCTCGGGATCAATCTGCAATCTCCACACCTACACGTCTATGCTTGGAACCGATGATGCGAAGGCGTTCTTCTCTGCGGGAACAAACTGCCAAGCGCCGACCCCTAGCACTTCTGCTGTGGACCAGAACTCCGCATTTATCACTTTGTTCGGATACACCTTCCGTTTCAGCACGCTCGATAAAGCTGGAAAGGAATTAAGCAGTTATACATTGTAAATAGATATGCGAATCCTGCTGAAGTGCCCCACTAGAAGCCGTCCGGAAAAGGTCCGTAAGACCCTATCCAAATACCATCGTTTTGCTAATCGTCCAGAACTCATCGGTGTAGCTATCTCTGCGGACACCGATGATGATACCATGAAAGACACCACTGAAATTCAGAAGATTCTTTCTGGATTTGGTTGGAGCCGTATTTTTTACAGCCCAAACAAGACCAAGATTGAAGCCTGTAATGCAAACATGGAAGAGATTGACTACGATTGGGATATTGTAGTTCTGGTATCTGATGACATGATTCCCCAGATCAAGGGTTATGATGACGTTATTCGCAACGAGTTCCTTGCAGGATTTCCGGATAGGAACGGTATTCTCTGGCCCAATGATGGAGCGCAGGGGCAGAAGCTGAACACTCTTTGCATTTATGGACGGGACTTCTACAAGAAGCAGGGATTTATCTATAATCCAGAGTACAAGAGTCTCTTTTGCGATACAGAACTGACAGACCAGTGCAATAACGAGTATAAGTCTATTTGCCGGTACATCCCCTACTGTATTATTCGCCATGAGCACCCTGGAACCGGATTCCAGCAGAATATGGATAAGCTGTACCAGAAGAATCAGACCTATTGGAGTCAGGATATGCACACCTACATTCGCAGAAAGTCATATGAGTACGATTGGTCTGTTCTTATTGCAACAATCACTGGTCGCGAGAACTCTCTGAGCAGCCTTCTTTCCAGTATCCGTGAAAAGGTATCTCGTATTGCACCTGAGATTCGTGTTGAATTTGTCACGTATTTTGATAATCGCGAAACAAGCATTGGAAATAAACGTAAGTGGCTTCTTGACAATGCAAAGGGAAAGTATATGTCTTTTGTCGATGATGACGATTCTATAACCGATGCGTACATTGAAGATCTTGTACAAACATTGCGTGGAAGCTATCACGTGATGCGTCTTCGCGGTCAGATTTCTCAGTATACATTCACACACAGCATTGAGAATTCTCTCAGCGGATTTATGGCTCGCGGAGACGTATTTATTCGTCCTCCCAATCATCTCAATCCAATGCTAACTGATGTAGCCAAGCTATTCTCATTTAAGGATGCAACTCAGGGAGAAGATCTCGAGTGGACAATTCGTCTTGCAAGGAGTGGATTTCTTAATACCGAATACAAATCAGATGAGTCGCGAATCCACTATATCTACAATCTTGGGAATCGTCAGATAACCGAGGCAACGATAGATTATCAGCGCAAGACTTCATACGATACGATGCTTCAAATGGTGTGGACTCCGGGAGGAGCAATGGCTCCCGCGAATCACCTAGGACCTCAACCACAGAAGCCCGAAGGTCCCCGAATCCCAGTTCTTCGTCTAGGTCGCGGTGGCTTCGTTTCTGTATAAGAGATAATGGAATACCTGCTTGGAATTGTAGTGCTTCTTGGAGTGATTGCACTCATCGTCTATCTTGTAACGTACACGCCGTCTAACGAAAGAGACGGGTATACACTATTAGATGGGTCACACAATGCAACCTCTTCTTTAACTCTTTCCTACGACATCCAGCCGTCTTTCAACGAGCCAGAAGGACGAGTTTACTCTTATGAGATGTGGATTCTGGTCAACGACTTCTCTTATGGATACGGTCAGACTCGTACAATCATGAACAATGGAGATGCACCGGGTGTGTATCTGGACTCTACCTCAAACTCGCTCAAGGTAAACGTCGCTACCTACGGAATGACAGAAAGCATAGTCATTCCCAACATCCCTGCGATGAAATGGATCCACCTTGCTATTGTGGTGAACCAGAGCTCCGTAGACATCTATATCAATGGAACTCTGCGCCAGCACCATACGTTGTCTCAGCTCCCGAAGTTAAGCACTGATTCTATAACCCTTGGATCTGGCTGGGAGGGTGTAGTTGGAAATGTCAAGTATTATCCTCGTGCATTGACGAATTATGAAGTCCGACAGATGTCAGAGCAGGCACCTCCCCCTGACATGCAGCCCAAGATTGGAACTCCTAATTATTTCGATATTACTTGGTACACTGGGCGTTTAAATTCTAAATAACCAGTAATGAGCGCTGGTGGTCAACGTGGAATTGATGTTTCTGGAGTCACTGGACTTCGTATTCAACATGCTTCGGATGCAACACGTCGTATCTATGTTGGAGATATATTTCAAAACTTCTCGCCTACGTCTGCGAACGCATACCGTAATCAAACCCCGAATGGAACTGGATATTTCCTAGATTTTACAATCGGACGCAAGGAGGTTGGACGTCGTGACATCTCGTTTAGCGACTGCTCCACTTGTGTAGGTCTTCCTTATCAGTATTCTCTTCCCCTCAGTTTTCGAGCCTAGCCCTGCGAGTCTTTCGTAGTTTCGCTCTGATCTTCTTACGCTCTTCAAGAGGAGCTCTGGGGTCATACGTGAAGAAATAGCGAATAAAATCAGCTGAATTCTTATTCTTTGAATATTCTTCGTAAAGAGTGGCCTTGTGTTTACGAAGGTCTGTCTTGGTATGCTGTATCCCAATGCATTCTTTGGGAGTCAGGATTTCAAATCGCCGTTTTGGTTTGTGTGCTGCAAGATCCATCAGACGCTGAGCAATACAAAGCGTGTTTGCGATGTTTTCTTTGGAACCCTTCGCAGAATAGATGTATGAAAAGAAAAACTGGAGAATCGTGGGAATACTCGCAACCTTTCCACCTCCCTGTATGCTGTGATAACTGTGGCACGCAGTCGTTTCATAAAACTTGAACTGAACAGAATCATCGTCTTCTATCACCGTATACATCGGAGGTAAGATCTCAGTTCCTTCATAGAACTTGACCTTCTTGCCTTGCGTCAGTCGTTCAATGGTCTCCTTTTCTGCGAGAAGCATTGCGGGTGTAGTAAACTCCTTATACAAGTGAACCTCCGCAGCAGAAGCTCCCAGAAGAACAACGGGTTCTTCGAGAAGCATCTTACGAAGCTTTCTACGATTCTCTTGTTCAAACTCGGGGTGAGGAGCCGTCTTCTTTACAACACAATCAATGGGATAGTGTTTGTTCAGAAGCAAAAGACGTTCATAGACCTTCTTCCAGCGAGACACATCACCACGAGGACGAGAAAGCTCCAAGTACATAGACATGCGAAGAAAGTCGGGGCTTACGTAATGAATGTTATCTTTGACAATCTTCTCATCCCAGAGCTTGTCAAAGATAAACGTGTCTAATTCGGTTATATCCGCAACACCCTCAAAATCTGCAAAGACCTTGAAGGTTCCAAGATGGATGCCCGGCTTGACCTCAATGTTCTTGATTCCTGCTTCCTTGAGCTTGTTTGCGAGAAACATGGCGTGCTCCTGAGGTGTGCGACTGAAAAAGTCATAGTCAGGAACATCTGTCTTCGGATCGTAGAACCGGTCTTCGGGAGGAAGAAGATTGTTGATAGCCGTTCCTCCGTAACAAAGTGTGGGGTGGGTCTTCAGAAAGTCCTCTACAACCTTCAATGCAGTCTGGACGAGAGGGTCCTGTGCCATCCGCTGGTTGTTCTCCTTTTCTAGTTCATCCGCGATCCTAGCTACCTCCTCCATTGTTATCATAGGTAGAAAACGAAAAACTTTTGTTTTTACTCTCGGTGGCAAGCAAGGATGCCTCGCCGATACAATCTTCGCAAGCGTGACCCCCACGTGCAGTGGATTGAAGACGAGACCTTGAAAGATAAGGAAGAGAGTGAGTCCGAAGATGAAGATTACGAGATGCCCGCCGAGGAGGAAGAGGAGGAGGACGTGTCTCTTGATGAGGAAGAAGAGGAAGAAGAGGAGGAGGAAGAAGAGCCCAAGTCTCTTACCATTCCCATTCCCAAGAACGGAATCATTCGCATTGAAATTGACAACCGAGGACGTGGTAGTTCGGAGACCGACGATGAATACGAAGAGGAAGAAGAGGAAGACGAGTTCGTCGACTACCTTATGAACAAGTATATGCCTGCGAGCAAGATCAAGAAGACAAAGCGTAAGGAATCAGATACTGACATGGAAACACCTCTCGAACTCAACGATCAGGAGCAGGAATATTACAACGAGCTTCCGAAGTCAAAGAAGAAGAAGTTCAATGTTCACATGAAACAGCTCGCAAGCCTCGTGCAGGATGGAGATGTTCCATTCAAGTTTCGCGTTCTGGATCTTCCCGTCACAGATGCAGTCAAGGCAGCTGTCATCAAAAAGATTGATCTGATGGACAAGATGGAGTCTGATGGTGGAGAAAGCCACAAGCTCCGTACTTGGGTAGAAGGGTTCCTTCGCATTCCGTTTGGAACGACTGTTCCTCTTCCAGTCAAGATTGATGATGGGCCCAAGCCTTGTGCCGAATTCCTCGCAGAGACTCGTAGAACCCTAGACTCCGCTGTCTACGGAATGAACTCAGCCAAGACTCAGATTATGCAGATTCTGGCCCAGTGGATTTCCAACCCTGCATCGGTGGGAAATGTCATTGCACTCCGCGGTCCGATGGGTGTAGGCAAGACATCGTTCGCAAAGAATGGAATTGCGAAGGTTCTGAAACGTCCGTTTGAGTTCTTCGGTCTTGGTGGTGCAGCAGACAGCGCAAACTTTGTTGGTCACGCATACACATATGAAGGTTCTACTTGGGGGCGTATTGCAGATAGCGTTATGGCGGCTCGTTGCATGAATCCCGTGATGTACTTTGATGAGTTGGATAAGGTGTCTACGACTCCTCACGGAGATGAAATCGTATCCATGCTTATCCACATGACCGATCGCTCTCAGAACAGCCAGTTCCATGACAGGTACTTCGCAGGAGTTGACTTTGATCTCTCTCAGTGCCTCTTCGTGTTCAGCTTCAACGACGAGTCAAAGGTCCATCCCATTCTCAAAGACCGTATGCAGGTCATTCATTGCTCGGGCTACACGGCTGATGAGAAGAAGATCATTCTTACGCAGTACGTCTGGCCTCAACTGGTGGAACGCGTGAAGCTTGATAATGTGACAATTACGGATGAGGCCATTAAGTTCCTCATTTCCGAGTACTCAAAGGAAGAGGAAGGTGTCCGAACGCTTATGCGCTCAGTGGAAACCCTACTCACGCGAATCAATCTGCTTCGTATCGCAGACGAAGAAACTGCGAAGAGTTATAAGTTCTATAAGAAGCTGACCTTCCCTCTTCAAATCAAGACAGATCTTGCCAAGCATATTCTGGAAGAGACAGCTCCGCCAAAGGATGAATCTTGGCGCCACCTCTACACCTGAATCCACTCAAACTGACGAATCGGGCATTCTACGATACACGGACTATCATCCATCAACGAAGGGGTAAACTCAATTTGATCTCC